CCAGCAGGCAAGCCAGCAGGCATCCCAGCAGGTACAAAATAACCAACAATTTCAATCAGATTTAAATCGTGTTAAATCTAGTCTATATATGCAACCCGGAGACTCTAATATATATAGTCAGGAAAGAGGATTAGGGCCCTCGATGGCATCTCAAAGACTACAAAAAAGTGGAGTTGACATTCCGGGACTAGTGGGCAATCGCGCAAATCCAGCAACAATGGATGCAGGCCCTGGAGTTCCTGACACAAATGTTTCTGCATCTGAAGTTAAAGAAGATGAAGTTGAAGAAGGAAATTATTTTGGCAATCAAGTCAGGCTTGCTAAAGCAAAAGGTTTGAAGAAAGCTGACTTAGACGGTGACGGTGATATGGAAAAAGTCAGAGAAAGTGAACAGATTTCCGAATGCGGAGAAATGGGTCCAATGGCTAATGGTATGGATAATAACGAAGGTAAAATGAATATTAGTACAAACATGAGCAGTGATGGCAATAAAAGTGTTACTGTAACTGCAGATGGCGATGCTGCTGTACAATTGATGCAACTATTATCTTTAGCAGGTATGAAAACAACACAACCTGAAGTTGAACAAATGTATGAAGCCAAAGATTCCCGTTATGAAGCAAGCACAACACCAGAAGAAAAAGTGCTACCTTTAGAAACACAGCTTAAAGGTGGCACAGGTGAAGTTGCCGGTAAAACTAAGAAAATGGTTAAAGATGGCGCTGCCAGATTCAGTGACAGTCCTATTGCAGTAAAAGAATCTGTATCATTAAGTTTTCTTAAAGAATATGAATCTTTACTTCTAAAAAAAAAGATAAATGAATCAGATAGTCCCCAGATACAGGATCGTTTTGGTCTAGAGCTTGGGGATTTTCTTATAGAAATGAATATAGTAAATCTAACACAAGATGGTTTCGTCTTAGAAGCGGATGAGTATGCCTATAATTATCTTAATAAATTAGGATATTTAGATAAAGAAAAAATAAATGAAGCAGAAATAATCACTGAAGGCCCAACTAAAGTTGTAGAAATCGAAGACTCAGAAACAGGCGATCTTATAGAAGTTGAAATTGAATACGAAACTTATGACGGTGAATTAGATTTCGTTAACACTAAAGTATTGAATAATCCTACTAAACAATTAAATCAATCAGAATTAGATCAAGCTGAAAAAGAACTAATTAGTCTGTTAAAAAGTCGTGCAGAAAGAGACTATGATGATTATGATAGAAACGATTATCAAAGCTCTAGAGAAAAAGAATATTACAGTAAATTTCCCATGCACTATGCAGGGTTAAAAGACACATTAGAAGCTAAATATCAAGGTCGTGAAGTGCCATTAGGTAAACCTATGCAGGGGGATGTTAAAAAATCTAAGGTTTATGTAAAAGGGCCCAAAGGCAATGTGGTTAAAGTCAATTTTGGTGACCCAAATATGCGTATTAAAAAATCTAATCCTAAACGCCGTAAAAGTTTTAGAGCAAGACATAATTGTGCAAATCCCGGTCCCCGTTGGCGAGCGAGATACTGGTCCTGTAGAGCTTGGTGATATAATGAAAATTAAAGAAATAATTACAGAAGATAAGGTAGGCAAGATTCCTGCCAGATTACAGGATGCCACTGTTGGTTTAGATAAATTTAGAGACGATACTTTCGCTGATAGAATTTATGAACTAAATCGGGTAATGATGGCAGTTGCAGTGGCCGATGGAAAAAATAATATTAAGCCAGAAGTAGATGCAGAAAGCTGGGCTGGCAGAAATAACCTAGCATTTCCCTACACCGCCGAAGAACAAGAAATGTTGAAACAAGCTTTTGGAGTAATAGGAAGTCATTACCAAGATCTTAATAATGGGGATTTTAAAAGTTCAGAACTTGCAAGTACCTATACCAAAAGTCCTGTTGCTCCAGTTAAGAAAAACAAATATGGCGTCTAATTAGGCTCAATACCTAAGTATTTGTACCAACCTGGATGCTGCACTTTTACAGTTCTTGCACGCCATTTGTTAATTAAATGATAATGATCTGGTTTAAATGGCATACGATTAGGCTTAATTAACTTTGACCCTTTTTTACTATTGCATGTTCGGCAAGCAGATACACAATTTTCCCAATTAGTTTTACCACCATGCTTTCTTGGTATTACATGATCAATTGTTAAATCAAATGGTCTAAAAGTATCTAAACAATATTGACATTGATACATATCCCGTAGGAATAAATTATGTCTGCTGAACTTTGCAGACTTTTTAAAAGAAAAATATTCCGTTGTGACAGCCACACTGGGGACATTTATAGTTAATTTTTCACTGTGAATTTGCCAATTATCATAGTGTTCTAATACCACAATTCTGTCCATAAACATTAATTTAATGGCATGCTGCCAACTAATAACACTAAGTGGTAATATACTGATAGGATTGAAATCTTGATTTAAAAGTAAACAGTCACTCATGTTAACACCAAATATCTTAAATAAATAATTATATACTGTTATATATATTTAAACAACCAAGTTATGTCCAAAACAATAGAATCAGTTTTAATTAAAAAACCTAATAAGAAAGAGTCTTATACTGAATTTCAAATTAAGGAATTTTTAAAATGTGCTGATCCTAACACTGGGCCAGAATATTTTCTAACAAATTATTTTTTTATACAACATCCTACTAAAGGTAGATTAAAGTACACCCCATTCGAATACCAAAACAGATTAGTTAAAACTTATCATAATTACAGATACAGTATTAGCCTAATGCCAAGGCAAACAGGTAAAAGCACCACTGCTGCAGGGTATTTATTATGGTTTGCTATGTTTGTGCCTGATAGCACTATCTTAGTAGCAGCCCACAAATATACAGGCTCACAAGAAATTATGCAAAGAATAAGGTATGGTTATGAAAGTGTGCCCGATTTTATTAGAGCAGGAGCAGTTACTTATAATAAAGGTAGTATAGACTTTGACAATAATTCTAGAATAGTAAGTACAACTACTACAGAGAATACTGGTCGAGGCATGAGTATTAGTTTACTTTATTTAGACGAATTCGCATTCGTAAGACCAACCATAGCACGAGAGTTTTGGACATCTATAAGCCCAACTTTAGCAACTGGTGGTAAATGTATAATAACTAGCACACCAAACAGCGATGAAGACCAATTCGCTGAAATATGGAAATTAGCTAATAAGTGTCAAGATGAATATGGTAATGAAACAGAATTGGGTATTAATGGGTTTAAGGCTTTCCGCAGTTATTGGCATGAGCATCCAGAAAGAGATGAAAAATGGGCAGAACAACAAAAAGCTCAATTAGGTGAAGAGCGTTTTGAACGCGAAATGAATTGTAGATTTATTATTTTTGATGAAACATTAATTAACAGTATAACATTAGCAGAAATGGCAGGAATAGACCCTGCTTATAAAACTGGTCAAGTAAGATGGTATAAAAAGCCTACTAAAGGTAATACATATGTTGTTGCATTAGATCCTAGTCTTGGCACTGGAGGCGATTATAGTGCAATAGAAGTTTTAGAATTACCTAGCATGCAGCAAGTGGCAGAATGGCAGCATAATAAAACACCTATCCAACAACAAATAAAAATATTAGCAGAGATTTGTTCTGAAATAAACGATAGTATAGAATCTATAGAACACATATATTACAGTGTGGAAAATAACACTTTAGGCGAAGCAGCATTGGTAGTAATTAATGAATATGGCGAAGAAAATTTTAAAGGTATTTTCTTAAGTGAGCCAAAAAAGCAAGGAACTTCAAGAGTATATAGAAAAGGATTTAACACTACAAACAGATCTAAACTTACAGTATGTGCTACTTTTAAAAACTTAGTTGAAACCAAAAAATTAAAATTAGCCAGTAAACCTTTAGTAAGCCAATTAAAAAATTTCATTGCATCAGGAGGTAGTTATGCTGCTAAATTGGGGGAAAAAGATGATCTTGTTATGTCGTTATTGTTAACAGTGCGAATGGCAGTTTTAATACGAGAATTCGATGCAAGTTTAGATGACAGAATGCCTCAAGATGATCAAGAATTAATACTACCCATGCCCTTTTTAATGTCTTAAGTTTAGTAAAAATTAACTAAATAATATATTATGATTACTATTAAAGAAATAGCCAAAGAAGTTTATGATAAAATAGCAAATGTTTATCAACATGGTTTTCAGATGAAAGATGAAAACGGAAAAGATACAACAAAACCCAGTGATGCTAAACTTTTTATATTTCCTTTTTTAAAAGGCCATGATTTCAGTCAGATTATGGTTACATTAAGTGACGGTACAGATGATCAACAAGATGAAAAACATAATGGAAAACTTAGTGTTCAGTATTACGAAAACATTGACAAATACTTAACACCAGCCCTTAAAGAGCAATGGAAGAATTTTAGATCAGGTTTAAAAGATATTGCAATTAGAAACCTGTGGGATTACGATGATCAAAACATCAGTAGGCCTGCTTTTACTAAAAAACCAGAAACAGACAAAACTGATATTACAATTGATAACTTAAAACACAAAACAGACATCGCGGAAAGTTTAACTGGAACTTCTAGAACAAGCTATCAAAATTTAGGTCCAGTGAGAATTATTGCTAGACATTTTAAAAAAATAGATCCTGAACAGTCTGGAGCAAGGTCAAGAAACATTGGTAATTTGTTTATAGAAACTGCTGAAGGTGAACGATTTAAATGCCCAGAAGGCACTACATTAAACGGCGCAAGAGCAATAGCAAGACATTTTAAAAATGGTGGCAATTTACAAGATGACTTTGGCCAACATATTACTACCATCATTAAAGAAATGCATGATTTAAGATTTTTTGTTAGAAATATGCGGGGAAAAACATTTGAAGATGTAGATACAAACAACATGGTACAAACTGCTATAGATCATTATGGTGATTTGCATAGAACATTGTTTAGCCTTAGAGGACAAAGAGGATATAACCAATATAAAGAACTTTGGGAACCTGAACAAGATTCAGATAATACTTTTGATTTAATTGAACTAAAGGAAAAATTTAGTAGAAAAGTGTTTGACGAAAGACTTACAGTAGCATTGCCTATTGTTGATAAATTATATAAAAAAGCCAAAAGCCGAGAGTTACAAGAATTTGAGGATTGGTCATCTGACATAATTGAAGAAATAGAAAACAATCCAATAGATAAACAAAATACTGAACAGATAAGTCAAAAAGCTGATATTGAAGAAAATATTTTTGACAACGAGGATATTGATCCTAAGATTCAAAGTATATTAGACAAAAATGGTTTTCTATACAACATTGAAGATGGTACAGTTTTTTTTGATAGCCAGGAAGAAGTAGAAAGAGCCAAAGATTTCTTTGCTGCGGAAGATCCAAACATGGAATTTCCCAAAATGGGCGTTAGCAACTATAATTATGGATTGTATGGTGCCACTACTAACGATCGAGAAATCGTAGACCAAAGACCAATGGAAGAATCTAAAAATAATATTTTGGATATGATAAAATTGGCGGGTTTAGCCAAATAGTTTGATTTCTATTTAAGAAATTTGTATAGTACTCCTGTGCATTACAAATTTATATCTTTTCATTGACATGATAAATATATTTGTTATATAATTGCAAGGTGCAGTTATATATCTAGGCACATATTAAGACCATCTTAAGGAGAAAACATTATGGCAACTTCATTGGCAGACATTAGGGCAAGACTTCAGGCACAAGCAGATCGTTCAAGTGGTACCGCAACAGTATCAGACAATGCAATTTATGCACATTGGAACATTGCAGAAAATACAATTGCACGAGTAAGATTCCTTCCAGACGCTAATCCCAAAAATACTTTCTTTTGGATTGAACGAGCAATGATTAAATTGCCGTTTGCGGGTATTGAGGGACAACCAGACAGCAAACCAGTTACAGTACAAGTTCCTTGCGTAGAAATGTGGAACGACACCTGTCCTATTCTTGCTGAGGTTCGTACTTGGTTTAAAGATCCAAATCTTGAGGATATGGGTCGTAAATATTGGAAAAAGCGTTCATATCTATTTCAAGGATTTGTAAGGGACAATCCTTTGTCAGATGACAAACAGCCTGAAAATCCTATCCGTAGGTTTGTAATTAGTAGTCAGATTTTTAACCTAATTAAAAATGCACTTATGGATCCAGAACTAGAAAATCTACCTACAGATTATGATGCTGGACTTGATTTCAATATTAAAAAGATTAGTAAAGCAGGTTATGCTGATTATAATACTAGCACTTGGGCTCGTAAAGAATCCGCACTAACTGCACAAGAACGCGAAGCTATTGAAAAGTTTGGACTTTATAATCTATCTGACTTTTTGCCTAAACGGCCTGAGGCCAATGATTTGGCGATTATGAAAGAAATGTTTGAAGCAAGTGTGAACGGTGAACCATATCAAATGAAATGGGCAAGCCATTTTAAACCAATGGGAGTTAACCTTAATACTAATTCTAGCTCAACTAGTACAACTGCAACTGCAGTAGATGTAGATGATGAACCAGAAACAGTTATTAAACCAGTAGCAACTGCTCGCGTTACTGCTAAAACTACAGTGACCGCTCCAGTATCAGTAGACGAAGATGAAGATCCCCCATTTGATCCTGATCCAGTTGTTAAGCCAGCTAAATCCAGCAGTCAACGAGCTGAAGATATTTTAGCAATGATTCGCAATAGGCAAAAACAATAATAGCAGCACAAGGGCGTTTATACGCCCTTTTTTAAAGGATAAAAAATGGCACGAACTTCAAAAGTAAATGAGAACTTTTCTTTAATTTATAACAGCAGGGAAGACCAAACCGGCGATACAGTAATGGATATTGATGTTAGGTTCGATAACCCAAAAGATGATTCAGTTCTTATTAAACATTTAAATTTGTGGCTAACGGCAATCGGGCGTACAGACATCGTAGTATCACCCAAAGAACATAAGTTGGGTATGTAATAGAGGAATAAAATATGTCAACAAAACCATTTGATATTAGTAAATTTAGAAAAAGCATTACCAAAAGTATTGATGGAATTAGTATTGGGTTTAAAGACCCCACTGATTGGGTCAGTACTGGAAACTATGCATTGAATTACCTTATTAGCGGTAATTTTGATCGTGGTGTCCCATTGGGAAAAGTTACTGTATTTGCAGGTGAGTCTGGTGCAGGTAAAAGCTTTATCTGTGCAGGAAATTTAGTGCGAAATGCACAACAACAAGGCATTTATGTGGTGCTAATCGATACAGAAAATGCACTGGACGAAGCTTGGCTTAAGGCCTTGGATGTAGATACATCTGAGAAAAAACTGCTTAAACTAAACATGGCAATGATTGATGATGTTGCTAAAATGATTAGTGAATTTGTAAAAGAATATAAAACACTACCAGCAGATGATAGGCCAAAAGTATTGTTTGTACTAGATAGTTTAGGTATGCTACTTACCCCTACAGATGTAAATCAATTTGATAGTGGTGATCTTAAAGGTGATATGGGTCGTAAACCCAAAGCACTAACCGCTTTAGTAAGAAACTGTGTGAATATGTTTGGTGATCTTAACATTGGACTAGTGGCCACTAATCATACTTACGCAAGCCAAGACATGTTTGACCCGGATGATAAGATCAGCGGTGGTCAAGGTTTTATCTACGCAAGTAGTATTGTAGTGGCAATGAAAAAACTTAAACTAAAAGAAGATGAAGAAGGTAATAAGATTTCCGAAGTAAGAGGTATTCGTGCTGCTTGTAAAATTATGAAAACAAGGTATGCTAAACCGTTTGAAAGTGTACAGGTTAAAATTCCTTATGAGACAGGTATGAATGTCTATAGTGGACTAGTAGATCTATTTGAGGGCAAAG